ATTTTGTATAGAAAAAACATTTAAATAAATTGGATTTAATAATACTAGATATGCTTATGAATAAACAAATAAAACTATTAGACGGAAAATACTACGACAAAACAGAACTGTTATCTAAAATGTTAGATGATGACTTCTATTATGGCTTTATGAATAAATGGGCGTTTAGCAGCTCAAATATAAAACTATTACTAGAATCACCTAAAACATACTATAATGTAATGAAGTATGGATCACCCAAAAGCCAAGCACTAAGAGATGGCTGGTTAACGCATACTGCAATATTAGAGAATGACGTATTTGAATCACAAGTGTTTATAGACGTACAAAGCAAGAACACAAAGAAATTTAAAATGGCTAAAGAAGAACACGGTGAAGTATTTACAATGAAAGAAAAGAATGATGCAGAAAGATTAGCAGAAGCATTTTATCGTAACGAACCTGCTATGCAAATGATAAAAGGATGTAAGACAGAGTTTCCAGGTGTAGCGTTAGTACAAGGTCAACCATTTCGTGCTAAAGCAGATGTTTTAGCTAAAGATTATGTGTGTGATCTAAAAACAACAAGTAACATAAAAGGGTTTGAGCATAGTGCGTATAACTTTCACTATGACGTACAAGCCTATCTATATACAGAAATTTATAATATACCTGATTTTAGATTTATTGTAATAGATAAAGGATCTAGAGATATAGGTATAAGTAAAGCTGTAAGTAAAGAGTTTATACAGAGTGGTAGAGATAAAGTAGCATATGCACTTAATGTTTATGCACAACACTTCGAGCAAGACGAACCAGAACTAGACGACTATTATATAGAGATAAACCTTTGATATATCAAGAAATATTAATAATTTAGTAGGCTATGAAAGAAACATACAAAATAGCAAAAGAAGTTAAGAAGATAACAGGAGTTAACTTTTTAGAAAAGAAAAGACAAACAGAGTATGTAGAAGCAAGATCATTCTTTGTACACATACTTAAAAATTACTATAAACTACGTAATAAGGATATAATAATTATCTTTAATAATTTAGGTTTTAATATGGATAGTGCAACACTATGCCACGCTGTAAAAATGTTTGAAGTATACGAACAAAACAATAAAAGAATGCAAGAATGGTTTGACACACTATTTGCGAAACCAAACTTTAAAAACAGATCAAATACAAGCGCTTACATTAAATCTAAACTAAAATACTTACCAGAAGATACTCTGATAAAGATAGCAGCACAGATAGAAGCTATGATAAAAGATGAAGTGTTTTTAGATGAAAGTGAGTGGGAGTATTAAAAAAATATAAAAAAAAGTATTATATTATTGATTAATCAAGTTTTTTCAAGTTGGCAAGAAAGATAATAAGTACTTACATAGAGCGACCTAAAAAGAAAAGACCAGGCGTACATAGTAAGAATGCAAGTAGAGGACAAACAGGTTACAAGAAGAAATATAGAGGACAAGGTAAAAGAAATTAATTATGAGTTGGGGTGGTAAAAGAGATGGTTCTGGTAGAAAGTCTAAAGCTGATGAATTGCAGTTATTAGACAAGCTATCTCCTATGGAAGATTTATTCATACAAGTACTGCACGATGGATTAAAGAAAGGAGACTATAAGTTTGCACAATTATTTGCTAACTACTATTATGGTAAACCTAGAGAAACACAAGACATAACACTAAACCAAGACACACCTTTATTCGAAGTAGTCGTTAAAGATAATGAACCAAGTACAGACTAATGTTATATTTAACCACGCTTATAAATTTCATAGATCAGATAAGAAGATACTAATAGAGCAGGGAGGAAGTAGGTCTGGTAAAACCTTTAACCTGTTAGTGTGGATAATATTTGATTACTGCTTTCAAAATCAAAATCATATTGTTACTATATGCCGTAAGACTTTTCCGAGTTTACGTGGGACAGTTATGCGTGACTTTTTAGATATACTAAAGAACTATGAGTTATATAGCGAAAAGAATCATAATAAGAGTAATAGCGAATACTATCTAAACAACAATACCATAGAGTTTATATCATTAGATCAACCTGCTAAGATACGTGGTAGAAAAAGAAACTTATTATTTGTTAATGAGTGTAATGAAATAGATTGGGATAGTTGGCAACAATTAATATTTAGAACAGAAGGTCAAATAATAATAGACTATAATCCTAGTGAAGCAAACCATTGGATATATGATAAAGTAGAAACTAGAGATGATGCTGTGTTTTTTAAAACTACATACAAAGATAATCCATTTATAGATAAAACACTTGTACACGAACTAGAAAGACTAAAAGAAACTGACGAAGAATATTGGCAAGTATTTGGTTTAGGTGAAAGAGCGCTATCAAGAACACAGATATTTAGCTTTACTACAATAAATAAAATACCAGAGGATGCTAAGTTCTTATCTATAGGTATGGACTTTGGTTATACGAATGATCCGACTTGTGCAGTAGAAGTATATCAGAAAGATCATAATCTATATATTAATGAATTACTTTATAGAACTATGATGACAACGGCAGACATACATAGATTCTTTCTAGAGCATAATAAAGACAATAAGCTATGCTTTGGTGATTCAGCAGAAGTTCGTTTAATAGATGAGCTTAGAAGAATGGGTAACAATATAAGACCAAGTGTTAAAGGACAGAATAGTATTATGGCAGGTATAGACTTGTTAAAGCGATACAAACTACATATAACAGAAACATCTGTAAATGCTATAAGAGAGTTTAGAGATTATAGGTGGAAGAAAGATAAAGCAAATAGATTAACTAATATACCTAATGATGGTGCAGATCACTTACCTGATGCAACCAGATATGCAACCTATAGTCTAATGAGCAAACCTAACTATGGTAAGTATGCTATACGTTAAAACCAAGTAACATACTCTGATAGTCTAGAGCTTCACGTTTACTTGTAAATATTTTAGACTTTAATCTAGTGCCTACAAACCATAGAAGTAAGAATGAATCTTTAGCTTCGTTAGTAGCAAGTCTTGTTTTAGTTATTTTCATAAAACAAATATAAATAAAAAAAAGTTATTAAATAATTTTGATAATTAAAATATAGTTATTAACTTAGGGGTATGAAACAAAAACTATTAAACATATCATACGTTGCCGTTATATGGTTAGCTGCAATATTATTAGTCTTACTAGATAATTTTATAACGAATCTATAATGGAGTCAAGATCATTTAGAGATACTATGATAGCGTTAAACCAGGTGTTCGGTCACTATGACTTAGATCTACTTAAAACATTAGACACATCACAACTAGAGGACTTGTTTATGCAAGACGCATTTAGTTACCCAACAAAGCACGAACACTTTGAATTACATAAAGACAATATTAACTTTAAAATAATAAAAGAACAGCTTACATCTACATAGTATTCTTTTTTCTGAATATTTTTTCATATTAATTGGTTTGAGACAGGGTGTTCGTAGATGGCACCCTTTTTTTATGAAAAAAAGTTAAATTTGTTATTATATTATTATGAAACTATCTATTAATGTACCAACAGATCTAAACGAGCTTACACTTGGTCAATACCAAAAGTTTATTAAGATACAGAAAGACAATGGCGATGGTACATTCATAGCACAAAAAATGATAGAGATATTTTGTGGCATAGATCTAAAAGACACATTCAAGATCAAGATAAAAGATATGAATGAGATCATAAAAATACTTAACGATTTATTAGAGATAAAGCCAAAACTAATAAACAGATTTGAATTAAATAATGTAGCATACGGATTTATACCTGTATTAGAAGATATATCATTAGGTGAATATGTAGACATAGAAAACTATATGCAATCCTGGGATGATATGCATAAAGCTATGAGTGTACTGTACAGACCTGTATCAGAAGCATACAGAGATAAATATAATATAGAAGAGTATGAAGCTAAAGAAACAGATGTACTGAAAGATATGCCGTTAGATGTTTGTTTTAGTGCAGTGGTTTTTTTTTACAATTTAGGGATCGAGTTGTCAAGCAATATGATGGATTATTTGACGGAGGAACAACTGAACAACCTCACGGAAGGTCAGCACAGTTTTCTAAACGATGGGGGTGGTATTCAGCAATTTACGAACTCGCTCAAGGACGTATTACAGAATTCGAAAATATCACTAAAGAAAGATTATTAAAATCTTTGAATATATTATTATATATGAAAGAAAAGAACGAAGTAGAACAAGCAGAATTAAAAGCAAATGCCAGGAAACGTAGCAATTAGATCATATTACTTACTAAGCGAAGCGCTAGAAAGTTCATTACTAAACAACAATATAACTAAAACAGTAACAATAGGAGATGTATCTGATGTAGACTTAGGTAAACAATCTATATTTCCCCTAGCACACTTTATTGTAAACAATGTGGTATCAACACAACAAACGCTTGTATATAATATTACTGTACTTGTTATGGATATAAAAGATACTAGTAAGTCAGAAGAAACAGATAAGTTTAGAAAGAACACAGATGAACAAGATATATTAAACACACAATTAGGCGTATTAAATAAATTAATACAAACATTAAGATTTGGCGATCTAAACACTACGGGATATAAGTTAACTAATGATCCTACTTGTGAACCATTTGTAGATAGGTTTGAAAATAACTTAGCAGGGTGGAACGCAGATCTAGAAATAGAATTACCTAATGACCAATTTATATGTTAGTATTTTCAGATAAGTTTAATGCAAGGTTAGATGAGTTCTTTAAAGCTGTAAAAAAACAAGCTAGGCAGAATCTAAGTAAAGGTACAAAGCTACAAAGAAGAAAGCGACCTATAAACAACACTAGAAAACTATACAACAGTATACAATATAAAAAGCTATTTGAAAACAAGAATAGTTTAGCATATGGTCTTTTTATGGAGGACTATGGTGATTATATTGACAAAGGTGTAAAAGGTGCTAAAAGTAATTATAGGGTAAACAAGAATACACCATACAGTTACAAAACTAAAATGCCTGGTTCAGAATCATTTGAGAACTGGGCAAAAGCTAGAAATATAAGA